AAGTTTACCCAAAACTTTGCAGTGCCTTGATTAATAGTACTCATTGCAGTAGAATTATTACTACTTGCATCTGTTAATGTGTCTACTCTTAATATACTAGCCATTATGCGAGGTCTCCGAAAGTAAGTGTATTCGTATTCGCTGCATCTCTAACAGCATTGTTTTCAACATCCTTTCTTTCTACTTGTGAAGTGCTATTACTGCCTGTTGTATATTCAGTACAATCAGCATTTGTAGACTCTGCTTGTTTCATAGCAGTGTTAGCAAAATTTGCATTACTCATATTATTAGTAAAAAGTCCTCTATGCGAACCTGTGCCATCATCAGCAATACTTGATGTGTTAAAACTATCTGATATTGCAGGAGTATCTTGGTTAAACTTAAACCATGCCTTACACAACCCTTGTTGCAGATTAGTTGTTGTACTATTGCCTTCACCTGTAACATCAATAGAACCTGCTGTTGTTACACCTGTAAATTTATCTACTTTAAGTTCACTTGCCATTATGCTAAGTCTCCGTGTACTGAGCCAAGATGTGCGTGGTCAGCGTTGCTTGAGCTATTAAAAACTTCGGTTGCTAAAACACCAGTGCCGTCTCTGCCATCATTTTTAATAGCAAATCTTGATACTGTCGTATAAACAGTATAATTATCTGCATAATCATCATTAGCAAAAGCATTAGATAGAGCGTAAGAATAATCACCAGTTCCATTATCAGTTCCAGAAGAAATATTAAAACTATCTGATATTGTTGTATCACTACTTGCTTGAAACCATGCCTTTGCTAACCCTTGCACAGTATTCTGTGTAACTGTACCACCATCAGATACATAAGTAGAGGTATTACCTATCTTAACATTCGTGCCACCACTACCTGCTTTATCTACAATGGTATCTACATTTAATTGTGAACTCATACGATACTCCAATATCCATTAACAGTAACAGTTGCGTTCTGTGTTATAGGACCTGCACTTGCACCATTCTCATCACTATCTATTGTAATGTCTGCACTTATTGTCTGTCCATTTAATCTTATAATACTATTGTTACCCTTGAAAGGATACCTCGTATCTGCTTCTGTTTTTGTATATGAATTTGCTACAGAAAAAGTATCATACACGACCATTTCTACTATGTCGTTTAAACTCGCTGCTTGAACTAATACAACAGTTGTACCAGTTGTTGCCGTGTAGTCATCTCCTGGAACAAGCAAGATACCATTCTGATACACATCCATGTACAAGCTATCAGTGTAACTTAGTGATAGTGAGTTGGCATCAGAACCACTAAAACTAGTTTGTCCAGCAGTTGCTTGATACTGGAACCTACTTCTTACACCAAAATTTTCTGAACGACCTATGTATGGCATCTGTTACTCTCCAATGATACTAGCATCATCACGTTGTTTACGATTTTGATAGTCGCTTCTTGCTGTTACAAGTGCAACAAAGTCTGCTTGGTTACTTGGTATTGCATCTGTGAAGCTATCATCGTTCATTAACTTTGTAGTCCACTCTTGTTGCATACGTTTCCAACAGTTGTTTATCTTGCCTGTTATTGCACCATCAATCCAAGCATCTACACCTGCATTGTCTGTGTCATTATACAAATCATTAGATAAAATCTTCTGTTGTAAATCTGTTAATGTTACTGTCTTTGTATGATTTGCCATTTTTATCTCCTTTATGATTGAGTTATTTCACTCTTGGCTAACAAACTAGAAATCCAGAAAAATTCATATGATTTGTATTTACATCTGCTTGGCTTGAGCCACTGTTATGAGGTTTTATTTAATTATACAAGTATCATTTGCATCCATATCAGTAAAAATTGCAAAAGAACTATGATATACACCCAAATCTCCATTTAATTGTCTTGGGTCAAATATATCTCTAAATTCAAAATTTGATGTTATTATTTTAGTTTCATAAAATGAAGTAGCTGAATCTAAACTTCCCAATCTTGTGTTTACATTAAATTGATACCTTCCTGTTACTGGTGCTGTAAAAGTTGATGTTCCATCAAAATCAGAATTTTGGTCAAATACTTCTGTTCCAAAAACTATAGTTGTATCTGTATTAATAGTTAAATTACTTTGTGTAGATGCAACCCTTGCTAAAAAAGCAGGTTGAAGTGGTTTGGTTATTTGACCTGCGTTCATTTCCATAATAGTAGCACCTGCAGCATTACTAAATCTTAAAACATCAGAGCCACTACCACCTATTTGACCTGCTATGTTTCCTGCATTTTTTAAAACTAAAGTATATTGATTTGCACTATTCAAAGTAAATCTAGTGTCTCCACTATCTGAACCATGTGTGAGATTACCAGTTCCAAGAGAACCTAAACCTTCTCCTGTAATTTTAGTTAAAGCCATTAACTACTCCTATGCGTATGGACTCTCACCTAACAAATCAGCATCCCAAGCAGCTTTGAGTTCAGCTATTGTTGTAGCATCTGTTATTGCACTTGCAGCAGGTGCATTTCTAAGGTTAGTCTTCTTAGTTACACTTGCAGCCTTTGCAGTTGCATCGTCAGCTTCCATTGCTTTCATATAAATTACATCTTCAGCTTCCAATAAAGGCTTTCTTACTTCCCTTACCTTGTCCTTGAAGATAGTCTTAGCTGTTGCTAAGTCTTCAGATATAGTTGTACCTGATAATGTCCATGCACCTCTGAAGTGCCTGTCAGATGGAACAGTGGCATCTGAAGCAGATATAGTGTTGCCATCCTTGTCTACGATGTTAGTTGTTGCCATTAGTTTCTCCTTTAAGCAGCTTCTTCGTTATGTGTGGTTATGTCTTCATTTATTCTCCAAGCATTTCGCCACACTCTAGTGCTTGGCAGTTGTGACTTAGTACAAATAACCATTCGTGGTTTGTTTGCCTTGTCGTAATCTCTCCATACATGTTGCGGTATGTCTTTCATAATTAGGTACTCTATTGCCTGTTCTTCTGTCATTGCCTCAACTGGCTTTGTGTTGTGAAGCAAATACCCTCTTGTATGTTTAACAAAATCTGGTTTTGCTTCATCCTTTTTTAACTCCCAGTATACTTCAACGGGAGGCAAAATACCACCTTGCAAAGCACAAGCCATCCAATTAGGGTCAGGATGTGTAATCTTTGCGGGTTCATCAGGTGTCTCTGGGTCTTCCCATACAACACAGTATTCTGTTCTGTGTGGCTCTAGCTTTTCTTTTGCCCAACACAATCTATCCCAAAGATGTGTGCCTTGAAATTCTGGTGTTTCTATTGTCATGCTAGGTCTCCCATCGCTGTTGTAAGTACTTTTGTTGCATCAATTCTACCATCTGCGGCATTGAAGGCTGCGATATTAACTGATGAAGTTGTCATTCTTTCTGAATCGTCTTTTGCAACAGTAACACTAGCAGTGTTGCTACTAGGTGTATTATGAGAACCTGATATAGAATATGAACTATTTGCAAATGCGTTTGTAAAATTATGATGAAAAGAACCTGTTTGAAAATCTGTCGCAGAACTGTTGTTAAAACTATCTGCAAAAGAACCTGTACTCATGTTTAAATGACCCCAAGCCTTTGCACTACCATTCACAACATAATCTGTATCCACAGACTTAGCTGTGCCTGTTATCTGTCCACTTGTCTGTAATGTATCAAATGCTATTGTTCCGTTTGCCATTATGAAAGGTCTCCGTGTGCTGTAAGGCAATGATTTGTATTGTCTAATGAGACAGCATCTCCTGCATCATCAGAAGTTTCACAAGCCATAATTGATGCTGTATGTCTACCCGGGTTTTGCGTACAAGTTCTGTGTTGGTCTGTACTAGAAGCTGAAGCAGTTTGAGAAAAATAAGCATTGCTAAATGAATTGCTTAAAGTGTAGCTATAGTCTCCTGTTCCGTGGTCTGTTGAGCTTCCAACATTAAGTGAATCAAATACTGTTGCATCTGTGCCACCAAAAACCCAACTCTTAGCCAACCCTTGCTGAATACTTGTCTGATTGCTACCCTCACCTCTAATAGTCATAGAGTTTGCACTTGCACTAACTACAGGTGTTGAGCCAATGGTTATGGTT